AGCCAAAACAGAGAGACACAGGGTGGTGCTTACCATCAGAGTCACCCATAGTGTTAGTTTGTCTTTCACTTCTATCTGTGGTTTCTTTGGTCTGACTATTGGTTTCTTGGTCATACATAAATATCCAGTTTACGATTCTGAAATATCTCCATGCGGAGGCGCTCTTGAACTACTTTTTTAGTATAAATCTCAAAGGCTAAGTCTTGCAGTTCTGTCTGTTTCTGCTTTGCTACTTCATTTACCTTGTTCATTTCATGTTGCTTCTCTAGCTTTACTTGGGCAAGATCATGTCTATCTGGATAACCTGAAGGCTGAACAGTAGGGAATAATTTGATGGTATCTATCATTTCTTCTCCCTCTGAAGTGCATCTTTGTATCCGCTAATCACCAATGCTCTTAAATTGTGACTATCAGCAGTTCCACCCCATTCACTCATGTTGTTCCAAATTACCTTAAAGTCGGAACTTCTACACAATGTCTGATGTTTTGTAAGCCACTCTGCCATCTTTTTATGTCGCTCAGTTGGGTCATGTACACCCCAAGCAATTGAGTAAAACTCACGCACACTACATAGGTCTTTGCCTGTAGATTGAAGCGCCAGAGTTAAAACAAGTGCTACTAGCCATCTCACGGGTACGCCCAAATAATGATGTAACTACAAAAGACAATGAAGCAAACAAGAAAGACTGCCGCAACAAATGCTTCGGCAAAGTCTCTCATCACTCTGCCATAGTAAGTTGTGAATCCCCAACTTCTTTAGCCGCAGCAGGTACTGTAAACGACTGAATAAATGCCGATCTAGTTGGAGCATCCATTAACTTCATCATTGAAGAAACAAACTCATTTGTTTTACCTTTAGGTATGCCAACAGTCATAAACTGAGCCAAAGCACCTGGGTTCATCATCAACTCAGCCATCTGTTTGTTGTAAGCGTCTGCATTACCTCTTTGTAAATATTCAACAGCCGCCTTCATTACTGTATATGTTCTGTTTAACAGTTGTGGGGCTTCTTTTAGAATTTCAGGGCCACCAATATCAAGCGCACTAACTTTTCTTGCAAGTTCTTTTGCTTTTGAATCACGTTTTAGGTCTGCCAATACGTTGTTTACAGAAGCCACTTCTTTTGGAGTTAAAACATCTGACAACTTCTCAAACCTTGGAATGCCAGTAGACTTTTTAATTGTTCCCGCAGCATTCTCAACAGCAGTAGCAAATTCACCAGCAGATTCTTTGCCTAAAGGAGTGTTTAAACTTTTAGACAAGTAATCTCCAACTTCCATGCGATTTAGTTTCTTGCTGTAATCCGCATAAGAAGTAAGATATTTACCCCACAGTCCATCAGATGATTTGTTTAATGACGCATCAATAAATTGTTTTGCGCTACCCAAGGCTTTAGCCGCTTGTTGAGGAATTCCACCAGAAGCATATTGCTCACCAAGGTTAAGCATTTTTGCAACATCTTGATTAGATATTTTTCTAATGTTTTCGTACACATCGCGACTATTTAGCAAGCCGTTTTCATCAGCTTTAGAAACAACTTTATCTCTAATACCTTGCAAAACAGCTTTGCTTTGGTCAGATACAGTCCCACGAATGGCTTTATCTAGTTGGTCTGTCAAATCGGATGCACGTAATGGAAAAAATCCATTTTGTTCCAAACTATTAAGTTGGAATTGCTTTAATTGAGCTTCACCACGCAATGTACCTGCAAGTTCTTTATATGCTTTTGCACGACTTGCCGCTTCTGACGCAATATCACCCGCAGACAACCAACCAGGACTTCCTTTTGTTGCCACTGCCTGTTGAAGTGTTGACGCCAAACCAGTCATTCCAGATGTTTGTTCAGCCGCCGCCAAGCTATTAAATTTATCTGCAATCTCTTTTTCTAACTTGGTAAAGATAGGCCCTGCAAGATTGGTTTGTTCTAGTGCAGTTTCACGCATTGGCGTGGTAATGCCTTCTCGTTCAGCAATCAAAGCAACTCTTTGAGCCTCTGTGCCAGCAACAGATTGAATTTCTCTTGCCCTAGCCGCTTGTTGTTCTACTAAACGCTCTTGAAACTGACCTGCTACTTTTGCTTTACTAGCAAGTTTACTTTGTGCTGCCGCAAGTTCAACTGCTGAAGGAATATCAGAAATTGCTTGTGCCGCAGTTGGTCTAGAACCACTCACCAATTCTTTTGCATCACGCAATGCTTCAATTACTTTTGTTCGATCAGGCCCAGCAAGTTCATTCAATTGTTTTTGCATGAACTCTTGACGACCAGTAGGAGTTAGACCTTTTAGTGTGTTTAAAAGACCTCCAACAGCTTTTACACCACCTTCTACAATAGGGCCTAATACAAAGCCCGTAGCCATTTGCTCTAATTTACGTTCAGCAAACTGTTCTACAGGAGCATTTACTGGTTGCAAAGCACTTAAAGCCGCGCCAGTGCTTCCAGATCGGGCTATGTTAGCCATTAGACCTGCACCCTGAAGTGGTGCTTGTGTAACTCCAACCAAGCGATTTACAGGGCTTATAACATTGCCAAGCATCTGGTATGGGTCGAAACCACTACTACCAACTCTTGCACGACCTTCAGTAGTTGCTTGTTCAACATCACTAACAAGTTGAGTTGCGCCTCGCTTAATGTCTTTGCCAAACAAACCCGTACTTGCTAACAACTGATTAACAGCCAATGCGGGGTCAACTACCGCACCTTTAATTGTTCTAGCAATAGGACTACCAGCACCAAACATAAGTTCCATGTTTGATACGGGTGTTGTTTTTATACCAAGTTGCGTATAAAAAGTGTCTTTTGGTATGTCTGAATAAAATTTTGAATGAAAAGCATCAGCCAACTGAGTGTCAGTCATGTCTGAATACTGTGGGTATTCTTTACGAATTTCAGCAATCGTAGCCATAAAAACTCCTTAACGAATACCCAATGGGTCAGACTTATTTTTTGCAGGTTGAGCAGCTTCACCTTTAAGGTAACGCCTTGATAGATTATCTAAGATCGCCAAGTTTGCCTCTTTTGTCATACCTTCGCTACCTAAAGAATCCAAATATGTTTTCAATTCAACATTCGAGTTAAGTTGTTGGGCACTCATGCCTGTAGCTTCTTTAATAGCATTCAGCAATTGCAATCGGATGCTTTTTAGTTCATCACGTTTAGCTTGTTCAGCAGTACCAAAAGTACGACCAGCCATTTGACCAACAGTTCCCGTTTGCAAAGATGTAACTAAGTTTGCAAGAGGGCCTTTTGATGTGCTTGTCATTCCACCCATTTTGGCTAAATCTTTGACCAAAGTTTCTGCTGTAGAAATTGTATCTCCCAAAGCCAGTTGGCCTTCAGCAGCCTTCTCTGCTTTCTCTTGAGCCTTAAGAACTGCTGGACTTGGGCCTTTAAGAGATGCCATCAATTGAGCAAGTTCTTTTCTAGCTTCAATCCGCATTTGCTCTTTTTCTAAATCAGTTTTTGCTTGTCTAAGATCAGACTCTAATTTAGCTTCAATTTTTTCACGTCCTAATTGAAGGGTAGTTTCTCTTTGAGACGCTAAGTCTGCTGATCTTTGCAAAACAGCCATTACTTTATCTGGTGGGCCATACTTTGTAACAACAGACAAGATTTGTTCTTGTGTAGCATTAGGGCCAAGTTTAGACAATTCATCACGCAATTGTTTCTCTTGGTCAATGCCAAGTTGAGTCTTAGCCGCAGTAGCCAAAGATGATTGTTCAGCCGCCCGTCTTTGTTGCGTTTGAGCCATCTCACTTTGAGCTTGACGAGCATATTGAGCCAAAGCCATAGCACCTTGTTGGTCACCCATCTGTGCCAACATCTGAGCGCCTTTTAAGATTGACTCAGGGTTACTTTGGTCTATCTGTTGGGCAATAGAGTTTCTAGTGCTGATTAGCTTTAGTTGTGGGTCTTCTATGCCCATTGCACCACCAATGGCATCTCCCAAACCTCTAGCGCCTGCATAGGTTAATGCCGTACCACGAGATACGGGGTCTAATTGAGCAAGTTCAACACCCTCACGCAAAGCACTTCTTCGCTGTTGTTCACCATACATTTGCGGGTTTAAACCGAATAGACCCGCTACAATATTTTCTGCCATGATGATTCCTTATGAATAAAGCGAGGGATACAGGGCTTCTGTTGCCGCAATTTGAGCGGGCGTAAGACCTGATGTCAAACTTGCTTGGGGGGTACTACCAAACAAACCACCAATTGCTTGGCTAAACGCATCAGAAGAACCAACACCACTCAAAAGTGTTGAATAGGGATTAGTAGTAGCCGCTTTCCCTGTTGCTAATGCTACGCTTTGTTCAGCACCCGCCAATCCTAAACGACCTACATTAGCACCCGCTTGAGCAGATTGCTGACCAAGAGTCGCACCCATTTGTAATGGTTGTTGCGCCAAAGTCTCCAAGTTCTGCACTTGTCCCAAAGCAGTTGTGTAAGGATCATAAGCGGCTTGTTGACCACCATAGTATTGCCCCATAGCTTGTGAGCCTTGACCAAGCAATCCCGCACCAAACAGAACATCTTGTTGACCAGCTCTTTGAGCATTAGCCGCCAATAAAGCCTCTTGTTGCGCTCTAGCGTTATACAAAGCCTGTAGTTCAGGAGTTGTAGCACCTAAATTACCGCCTTGAGCTACAGATAAACCGCCACGACCTTGTTGTTGCAGTTTGTTTTGCAGATTAGCTAACTCTAACTCACGACCTGGTTGCAACAAAGCCATCTGTTGATTTAGATAGTTCTGTGCAACAGATTCAGGAGATTGAGCAATATATTTATTACCAAGGCTAAACAGATTCTGTGCGCCAGTTTGTAAAGGAGCAAATTGAGCTTGTGCGCCTTCAGCCTGTGTTAGACCTTGACCCGCCAACGTAATCAATCTATCTTGAGCATTCTTAGCTTCAGGGCTTAGTGTGTACCCTGCGCTTGTCAATTGACCAGTCTTAGGATCAAAGCCAAACTGTGAAGTACCAAACCTAGTTGTCATTCCAACAGGTCTAAACTGAGCCGCAGCTTTAGCAGAAGCAGTCTCAGCATCAATCATTGCTTGTGCTTTTTGAGCCGCTTCTTTAGATGTTTGTGTTTGTAGAAGACCACCCGCAGTAGTTGTAGCACTTTTTAGCAATGCGGCAATTTGAGACGCTGTTAAACCTGTTTTCAACAAATCAGTAACTTTGGTTAAGTCTGTAACTTTACTTAAATCAACGACTTTACTTAGATCGGCTAACTTGGTTAAATCAGTTACTTTACTTAGGTCAGTCACTTTACTTAAGTCAGTTACCTTACTAAGATCGGTTAAAGCTCCACCTCCACCAATAGCTAAATCTGTTGCTTTTAGTGCCGCAATTTGTTCAGAAGTTAAACCTGCCGCAACTAACTCTGCCGTAGTTAAACCAGCAAAAGAGCCACCTCCAATTGCTAAGTCTTGTGCTGTCAAAGCCGCAATTTCTGCTGCTGTTAAAGGTGCATAACCTGCTAAACCTCCACCACCAATTGCTAGGTCTTGTGCTGTTAATTGTGCAATTTGTTCAGCAGTTAAGTTTGCCGCACCACCGCCACCAAATAAACTCTCAAAGCCACCACCTAGTCCACCAAATAAACCAGCAGAACCTACTAAAAACTTTAGAAAATCTTTATTAGCGTTAACTTCTTGTTGAACACCAGTACGAGCAAGTGTGCCATCAGGGTTATATTGTTGATACCCACCGCCTACTTTATTTGCACCAGTTTTATAGGTATAGACATTCTCAAGACCACCAACTTGTCGGTTCTCACCATCACCAATAACTTGATACTTTGGTTGAACAATAGTGTCACCTAAAGTAACTGATTGGCCTTCAGGTATAGTTTCCGCTACACGAGATGCAATTACCCCCTCACTAACGCCAGTAGCACTAGCCATTTGAGCAGGGGATACCCCGTAAGTTTCCATAGCCGTGACGATCTGAGCATCAGTCAAGCCAGGTGTTTGTAGAAAGTCTACAATTTGTTCATTAGTTACAGCCATGATTGCTCCTTATTTATATTAGGCGTTCAACGCATCCAAACGATTCCATGCCCAATCTGTACCAACAGAAGGATCAAAAGGAATAGTAGCTTCTGGATTGTTGGGTTGTGTTGGGTCAGGTTGTGTCCATCCAGCACCTACTGTTGTTAAATACGCCAACAGTTCAGCTTTGGTCGCAATAGCTTCAGCGTCACCAATGTCTTTTAGCGCTCTGCTAACAATGTCATAAGGCACAGCCATAGTGGTTCCTTAACTTAATCTAAATGTGGGCGGCTTCCAAGGCAAGGCAATTTCTTGCTGTTTTTTTACCGCTTCAAGTTGCTCTAATAGCCTTGATTTTATGCTACTTACACCGTCTTGGGTAGTGCTTTCATCAATCCAATTTGCAACCATTTCCTCGGTTACTTGGGATGTTGGAATTGTTGCCTTTTTAGCGTCAAAGTTCCAATATCCTTCTGTATCAATGCGTAGATCATCTTCAATCAAAGAAAGGTGATATTTAGCCTGAAATATCGCTTTTTCATCACCTTTTAATTCTGATATTTTCCAAACAAATCTCATTGGATTACCGCTGTTGATGTTTCTCGGTTTAATGTCAAAGTTCCATTACAAGCAATGTTCCAATCATTACCATCAGTTTCATCCCAAATTGGAACTTCAATTTTGATGTGTTTAACAAGATATTCTTTACCATCTTCAAACACACGCCAAACGTGTTCCATTGAACCTCTACCCTCTTGACCTCTGCTTTTGTTAAAACGAATCAAAAATTTACTCATACGATCTCAGCCGCTGGCGCAGGGCATGATTGCTGTGGGGATTGAATTACAGTCAAATTAAAGTGAACAAACTTGATAGGTAATTCTGCGGCATGGCGTGTAAATGAATGGGCAAGCCATGAGTTAGCAAAAATCATCATGCCGGGTTTAGGCGTAAAGTTAATCATTTTGCTGGCTGGCGTTGCCACGTTTACATCTTGCTCTGGCAAATCAATTTGAACTTTAGCGGCTCTTGGGTCGTGAAAAACAACATGGGAACAATTTTCAGGAGTTTCTAAAAAGTAAAACCCAACAATTTGTGATCCAAAGCCATGCACATGAGCATCCATAGCAGAATGCTTGTGATGTTCTTGAGTCCACATTTCTGTAAATTGAACTGCTTTGTCTTGCATGGCATAGCCCTGCTCATTGAGAATGTTCCAAGCAGTAGCGCCGACAAACTCTGAGAACCCCGCCATACGTGGGTCGCCAAAGTAATTGCCTGTCATGTAGACAGGATAGATTTCGTTTAGGTCACGTTCTTTTCGTTGAACTTCTAAGGCTTCTTCAGAGATAGCGTTTACCGCTTCTAAGAAATCAGGCCGCTCAATCAAATAGATTGGGCAGGGGAAGTGATGTGCAACTTGAAGCTGTGTATTTTGAACAACTTGAGCCACTGATTCAGCGGCTTTGCATACTTTTACTTTTGACTTCTTAATGGCGGTCTTTGCCATGGTTCTCTCCTTGTTGGTTGGGCTATCAGTTTACAACCTGAACCCATTGCCAAGCAAGGAAATCGAATTTATATTGATTTTCATCAACGGGTTTAGCTGGAGTGTCTTTCCAGTTAGCATCCGCGCCGCACCAGAAAGTGTATATACCCACTTCAATTTTCGCTAAGTCTGGCTCTGGACGTGAGGTTGGAGGAACCATCATACAAGTGGCTTCATCAAATGTCCATGCAGACCAATTTTCAGCTTGCTCACGGGTGTTGAACGAAGTGATGACAGCCTGTTGCTTGGCAGTCTTTTCTTCCGCAGTCATTTCGCGCACAGACCACACATCAGCCCAAACGCCATCTACTTTAGCGTATACAGGTTCATCGCTTTCCAGTAGTTGGTAAATGCCGGGCGTAGGACGCTCGACACGAATGAAGGCTTCCCAGTGTGCTGGGACTGAACCAAACGCTTGAATGAGGTTGTCCTCAAAAGCAGGGTGATTCTTGGTTACGCCGTTTTCAGTTTCAATATAAAGGTTCATTTGTTACGCCGTTAAAAATTAAGCGCCGACGTTGGTCGATGGGAAGCTACGGGTTGTACCGGGCCAGACAATACGAACCCCGCCAGCACCCCCAGAACTCCTACTTGTGGAGTTGAAATAGCGACCGCCGCCACCGCCGCCGCGCAAACCTCCGGTATTACATGTACAAGTTGTAGTCGTGGGTGTACCAGAACTTCCACCCTGACCATGAATTCCGCATTCACCGGAAATGTTGCCGCCCGTGCCGTTTGAACCTTGCCCAAACAAACCAACACCTCCGCCGCCACCGCCGCCATTGGTTCCTAAGTTATTTGGGGAGCCGCCACCGCCGCCACCGCCACTACCGTTTGCGCCGGCAGTTCTACCTGCGCCAGTATAAGCGCCACCAGCACCGCCAACGCCGGCATAACCTCCTGCGCCGCCGCCTCCCGAGCCAGAAGTGCAACGCCCCCCACAGCGATTACCGCCTTTACCACCAGCAAAACCTGTGCCAGCTACCACAGTACCACCATTACCGCCATTACCCCCGCCAGTAGCTCCTCCAGAACCTCCAGTTACTCGTGCAGAACATTTAAAGTTTGACAGTCCGCCGCTACCCGCAATACCGCCAACTCCTACAACCACCGTATACCCAGTTCCCGGAGTAACTGCAATGTTGTTAGCGTAAGCAAGTGCGCCACCGCCAGCACCTGAGCCGCCATTGCATGATCCGTCACCAGCACCGCCGCCACCGCCGCCACCAATCACAACGGCGGAAACAGAAGTAACGCAAGCGGGGGCTACCCAAGAGTATGTGCCAGCAGTTGTGTAAGACTGCGATCCAAAAGGCGGACCAAAAGAACGCTGATTTTGAAATACGGCTTGTAATGCACCACTCATGTCAATCCACTCCCTGAAATAAGCCAAGTTGTTGAAGTCATTTTGATAGCAGTTGCTGATCCATACTGAGCAAGACTGCGTGAGCCTGTTGTGCCAGCGTTGGATAAATACATTGTGTCAGTCGTAATTGCAATCGTTACCACCTGAGAAGTCATGTTAATAAATGTGATTGCTGTACCAACTGGGTAGGCTACAGAGCCATTTGCAGGGATTGTGAATGTCCTAGCATTAGCGTCAGTCGATGGGTGAAAAATTACCTTGCCTGAGTCAGCCAACACTGCTGTATATGCTGCGCTTTGGCTGTTAACAGGAATATTTCTAAAACCAACTTCATTTGTGCCATCGACTGTGCAAGAACTTAATACGCCACTTGCTGGTGTACCTAGTGCAGGCGTTGTCAAAGTTGGAGATGTAAGAGTCTTGTTTGTCAGGGTCTCTGTACCAGTTGGCGTGACGTAATCAGTGCCAGCAGTAGCCGCAGAAATTGCCGTTCCATTGCCTTTAAGAACACCCGTCACAGATGTTGACAAAGTTATAGCTGGGGTTGATGTTGCTGTAGCTACAGTTCCTGCCAAACCATTTGCAGACACAACAGAAACACTTGTAACAGTTCCCGATCCACCACCGCCAGAAGCATCAATAGTTTGATTAGGCCATGTGCCAGTAATCGTGACATTCGTGCCAGCCACCAAGCTAGGTGTTGCCGTACCAGTTCCACCATTGGCGACAGGCAGTTGTCCTGTAACACCAGTAGATAAAGGCAAGCCAGTTAAGTTGGTTGCTGTACCACTAGAAGGTGTGCCAAGAACACCACCATTAACCAATGGTGCGCCAGAAGAACCTACATTAACCGCTAAAGCCGTTGCTACACCAGTTCCTAAACCTGATACGCCTGTAGAAATGGGAAGACCTGTAGCATTTGTTAATGTTGCGCTTGTTGGTGTACCTAGAATAGGTGTAACCAAAGTGGGTGAAGTAGCGAATACCGCAGAGCCTGTTCCTGTTTCATCTGTCAAAGCACCTAAAAGGTCAGCAGAACTAAATGAACCAAGAGATGCCGCATTGCCTACAGAAGTAACCGCACCTGTGAGGTTGGCGTTAGTAGTTACATTGCTTGCAGTAAAAGAAGTTGCTGTACCTGTAATGTTTGTGCCTACCAAAGCAGATGGAGTCCCTAGAGCAGGAGTCACCAATGTTGGCGAGTTTGACAACACTACATTGCCTGTGCCAGTAGAAGTAGTTACTCCTGTACCACCATTAGCAACCGCAAGAGTTCCTGTAATACTGCCCGCAGAAATGCTTAAAGCACTCCAAGAGGAGTTTGTGCCATCAGTCTGAAGATACTTGTTTGCGTTACTTGTTTGGCTAGGCAAAAGGTTATTCAAGGCCGCAGTAGCCGTAGAAGCACCAGTACCGCCATCAGCAATGGCTAAATCTGTAATTCCAGTAATAGAACCACCAGTAATTGCCGCAGCAGAGTTATCTGTCTTTGTCGCAACAGCAGTGGCGATATTGTTGTACTCAGTATCAATCTCAGCACCTTTGACAATCTTTAAAGGATTGCCAGGTGATAAGTTATCTTTTGTAGCGAAATTGGTTGTTTTGGTGTAATTGCTCATATTTACCTCTTAGGCCATTTTGCCATCTTTGGCTTGAATTTCAATCTTTTGCAGAGAAAATGAAACATTGTTAATTGTAATTTCATAACCAGTTTGAACAATTTTTCCCGCACCCGAAGCATTAGCAGTCAAAGTTTTAATTGGAACGCCACTTGTGTACTCTGCAATATTGTATTCAGCAATACCATATTCATAGCTTACTTGCGTAGGAATGTAGACGTTCTCAGCTTGATATGCACCAGAATAATCAAAACCCCATTTGATTGTTAAGTACTGATTTGACCCACCAATCACAATGGCAGTTACAGCTTTCAATATAGAAATCTGATTAGGATTTCCTAAGTCAGCATTATTTGTGTAGTACGCAAATTGGTACGTTGATGTGTCATCAAGATAAGTTCCATACTTACCGATATACCCATTTTTACCAATGTACAAGTCGCCATTACGCAATGAACGCAAAGCAGTTGGTGCAATAGAATCCCACTTTGTTACTCGTGAAGAACCATCTTGCAATGATTGCTTGGTATCAAAACAGTAAACTTGGAATGTTGCGGGTAAAACAAGTAGATAAAAGGCTTCTTTTTCTGAGTAAACAGACTTCAAATTTGCCAGAGTTTCGCCAGATAAAGATGAAGTTAAGTCAAAACGAACATTCTTAGATAAGTCTCGCAATGGAGCAGACTTTTCTTGAATTGTCCTCATCAAAGAACGAACCCCAGAATCTGACAAAAATACAACATCAGTACCAATACTTTGAATAGTATCTCTTGCGATACACCCAATAGAGCCTACTGTGTCGCTCAAAACCAAGGATGCGGGAGTAGAAGCACCAGAGTAAACAAGAATCTGTCGTTTACCAAAGATAAACAAGAAATCATTGTGCGCTGCCAAACCCATCACTTCATCAGCACCATTAGGCCATACACGAGACACATCCAATGAACCTGAAGTACCGCCACCCCATACATGACCTGCAATCAGATCAGAGAAGGTAACAGTTACCTTGTCAGTTGATGTATTAGCCACCCACAAGCGACCAAATGCTGATATACAGATATTGGCTTGAGGAACAGTCGCTACATAACCAGACTTTTCAGATACTCTGCGGTAAGTAGTTGTACTTATAGCGGGGTCATAAATCAAAGGATCGTGACCAGTTTGGAAGAAGTAAGCAATGCCATTCAAAGAAGCAGTTTGCCAGTTAGATGCAGTAATGGTAGGAGCAGTACCGCCACCACCATAGGTCAACTCAGTCACCGCATTAGATGTACCAAGTTTGAATATCTTGTTGTTGCCAGCAAATAGAACTGTAAGAGTGCCGTCAGTCTGGACTAATTCATGGATTACACCAACATCATTAGCACCCAAAGCACCAGATGAAGAGTTAACCCTTGACCAACCTTTTCTAGCACCTAATCGACCATTCTGGTCAAGGATGCAATTAGTTGCAACCAAAGCAAAGCCAGCCCCTAAATCAAGAGGAGAATCTTCAGTATTCAGGCCATAAAAGCCTGGTGCTGAGAGACTGTAACTTTGGAGTTGTGCTGCCATTAGACCGCCACAAAGTTGTCTTCAGGATAACGAGTGCTTTCCAATGCAATAGCATCAGAGAGCATTCCTCTGAACAAAGCATAAGCCTCATTAGAGTTTGTTCCACCATCTTCACCACGCTCAATCAAAGCCCTTGCATAGGCACTTTGAGTCACCAAGTAGTCTAAAACCTTGACAGAAGTGCCATCAGCAGATAGATTAGCTTGTGGAACAGTTACATCAAACTTAAGTGTATACACGCCATCAGGAACTGGGAACAAATCAATTTTTGTGTCGCCATTGCCATCTACACCACTAAAACAGAACTCTGAAGGAATAGACTGTGAAGGTGTACCAAAGTTGAGCTTGCGGTTCATGTCCGCAACAGTGGTGTTATCTAGGGTAATAACACTTGTGGTATTGATAGCATCGTTAACACGAAACTTCTGACCAACACCTGTCAAAGCATAGGAACTTGTGCCAGAAGCAGTAGTCACTGTAATTGTTTGAGATAGCACATTCCATGAATAACTATCTTCAATCTGACGTTTGCCATCATTGACAAACTTGCCAATCAAAGAAGAATACGTTGTTTCGCCAACAGTAGATACTGTGCTTTCACGCAAGCGAACTAGCACATCGTTAACAAGTTCTAAGTAGGTCATGTTCTTTGCGCTCCCTGAACCTCAAATGTTGCAATAAAACTGAAGGTACTAGCCGCTTCAGTAGTAATTTGAAGCCTATCGCCTTCTTCAAAAACAATGTAAGCCGCACCATCAAACTGTAGGTATTCTTTAGAAGTTAAATTGTAAGAAGTAAGAATATCCAACGTAGTAGCCGCACTTGCGTCATACCATTGGACAGTAATGTGTTTAGTCGAGCCACCAGTGTTGTGGATATACATCACAGTAAACTTGGCGTAATAACCCGTAGGAACTGTATAAACAGTTGTCAGCGTAGCGGCTGTAGGGTTAATTCCGACAGATACTGGTCTCACTTCATATTCCTCTTAGAGATCGCTTTAGCCTTAGCTTTAGCGTCTTCCTTGGACGTTGCGCCCCAAGCTCTAAGAGAAAGTAAAAGTCGGGTAGGCTTTC